TTTTTAGGAGAAAAAGAGAGAGATTATGTAAAACAAGTAAACGATGAGCTATTAGAGAGAGTTATAGGACAGGACATCCTATACTATCCAATAAGCTTAGAGCATACTAATTTTCATCCAATTTACGGTGAGTGTATAGACAAAATATACTACCCACCAATAAGAGTCTATGCTTTGGTTACTTGGCAGGGATATGTAACAGAAACAACAAATTTAGGAATTGACAGAAGACCTTCAATAACAATCAACTTTCACAAAAGAAGATTGACAGAGGACCAGGATCTTTATGTAAGAGAGGGAGACTTTGTTCTTTATGGTGAGACATATTATGAGATTGTTACTTTAAATGAGCCAAGAGCAATATTCGGGCAGATAGAACACAAAATGGAAGTAGAAGCGAAATGTATCAAAGCAAGAAAGGGGGTATTTAATGGCTAAAGAAGAATACAGCGATTTAGAGCTTAAGCCCTCTACTTTAGAAAATATTGATACTGCTTTGTATAGATTCTTAGATGAGGCGCTTAATCTTCACGCTAATACAACAGACGGAAACATTAAGGTGCCAGTTATCTTTGCTTCTGCTGAAAGGGCTTTCTTATCAAAGAACTCCGCTGAAGGTCGTGACGATGATGGAACTTTGAAATTACCACTAATCAGCATCGAAAGAACAACGGTTTCAAAAGATCCAAACAAAACAACAGCTTACTATGGACCTACACCTTTCTTCGTTGATCCAATTCATGGAAGTTACATTAGAATAAACAGAAGAATAGTGGAAGATAAAACAAACAACTTCGCAGTAGCGGATAACATTAAAAACTTAGATGGCGTGAGAAGAACACCAAACGGACAAGCCTACTATCCAAGTGAAAACAAAAAGATTGTAACGGTCAGCTACTATGTTCCACGTCCAGTATCAATTAACGTAAACTATAATATTGTTATAAAAACAAATTACTTACAACAAATGAATAACCTATTAGCGCCTTTTATTAATATTGGCGACTATGCAAAGATGGTTAAGATATCGAATGAAGGGCACTACTATGAAGCTTTCTTTGAGGGAACATTTGCAACAACTAATACTGTGTCTAATATGACAAACAATGAAAGAACTTATCAAACGAACATAACAGTTGGAGTGATAGGGTATTTGATTGGCGAAGGAGATAATCAAATCAGAGCAAAGGTCATAAAAAGAGAAAATGCAGTAGAAGTAAAAATTCCAAGAGAAAGAGTTATTATAGGAGATGTCCAGCAACTACCCGAGTCTAGTGGCTTTTACAGAGATTAGTAAGTATTTTGAAAAAAACAAAACTAATTATATGTGATATAAACACAATACAAAGGAGAGTTTATACATGTCTTCAAGAAAATTCAAGTTCATTTCCCCAGGGGTATTCATTAACGAAATTGACCGTTCACAACTAGCGGGATTACCAGCAGCTATTGGACCAGCAATTGTTGGTAGATTTGAAAAAGGTCCAGTTCTAACACCAGTTCAAGTTAACTCATTTGAAGATTTTGTTTTGACTTTTGGTAATCCAATTGCCGGTGGTGCTGCCGGAGACATGTTCAGAGAAGGCAATTACTCTGCTCCAACTTATGGCGCATATGCAGTTCAAGCTTATTTAAGAAATAACTCTCCTGTAACTGTTGTTCGTCTTCTTGGAGATACACACAAGGATGCTGACGGCACAGTTGACTCTCTTGCGGGTTGGAGAACAGAGAATACAGATATTAACGCTCCTTCCGCTCTATCTAGCCAAGGTGGTGCTTACGGTCTTTTCGTAGCAAAGCACGACGCTCTAGAAACTTACACAATCGACTTCAACGAAATATCTGGTTCAGGTGAGTATGAGTTGACAGGAACTTTCAGCGGCTCAACTGACATTGCTTGGTTCGAGATTACTGCTTCTGAGAGTGGACGTGCCTCATCTTTTGCTGCTGGAGTTGGCGGTTTCGTAACTGCCAGTTCAACAGATGCCGAAATCGCTACAAACTTTGCTAATGCAGTCAACTCAGCATCAGCTACTGATGGCTATGGTGGTTTTAGCGCAGTAGCCAGCAGCGGTATTGCCACAATCACACTATCAAGTGTCTACTCAAAGCTTAAGGTATCAAGCTCAACTGGAGATGAATCAGTATTTGCTCTAACAAGCAGCAACGACGACGTAATTGACAACGACACATTAGTATACGCTACTGGCTCTACGTTCGCCGCAACTGGAACTCTAGCTGCTGTTTGGTATCTAGATGAGGGAACTGTCGAGCTAGATGGTAATGATATGACAACTGGCTCAGTTGCCACTACCGGTTCTGCTATCTTCCTAAGACCAGTAGAAAACGGCGTGTTTAAGGCAATCGTTAGAGACGGCAACAACGCAGCAGTCGCTAGAACAGCTTTCAACTTTAGCGAGACTTCTTCTAGATTTATCAGAAAGCGTTTTAACACTAACCCAACATTAACAAATGATGCCATTACAGCTTCTCCAACAAACTACTGGCTTGGGGAATCATACGAAGGTGCAGTTAAGGATGTTCTAGGAAGCACAAACTTCGACAAGGGCTTGGCATTTGGCGCTATTATCCCTCTAACATCTCCTGACGGTCAAACCTACGTTGGTGGAGACTTTAAGAAGACTTACACCACTATGGACGCAGGACAAGGTGTTACAGGTAAAACTGGTTGGTTTATCGCACAAGATACAGACACCGACTACGATAACTTCGACCCTGCGAATATGGAGAAGTTATTCCGCTTTGTTGGACGCTTAACTCGTGAAGACGTTCAGCAAAATGTAAAGATTTCAATCCAAGATATCAGAGTATCAGACGATCCTAACAGCGACTACGGTTCATTCACAGTTGCTATTCGTGATATCAAAGATACTGACGAGAATCCAATTTACTTAGAGCAATACAATAACTGTAACTTGAACCCAGCTTCTGATAACTTTATCTCTAAGAAGATTGGTGACAAGTATGAGAAATGGGACTACGACAACAATTTATACAAAGAGTATGGCGATTACGCTAATGTTTCAAAGTATGTAAGAGTTGAGCTAGCAAACAAGCTACAAGAGAATCAGCTTGAAGCAAGCTTGCTACCATTCGGTTTCTTTGGACCACCAGTATTCAACGAGTTCACAATTGATAGTGCTGGTGATGCTTTCAAGGCAACTGACGGTGGTGTATTAGACAATACAGATTCAGCAGGGACTATGATTTACTGTGATACCAACTACACAGGCTCTTACGAGGACAACGATGGTGCTCCAGTTTCAACTACTGGCACATTCGGTCCAGAGGCTGATGGTGCCGATACTTTCACAGGTTCAATCAGACTAGGATTCCCAGAGCTTCGCTTAAGAGTAAGTTCTTCAGAGGGTTTCTTACAAGACCCAACAGATGCTTACTTTGGTGTTGATACAACCTACAATTCCAACACATTTGATAAGAGTGTTCTAGATGTTGTTAGAGCAAAACCAGCATCCATCAATTCTCACGTAGCCGATACAGATGAGGCTAACACAAGTAACTCTTTCGTGTTTACCTTGGATAACATCAGAAACGTTGCGGTAAGCAGCACAAATGATGGCTTTACTGGTAATTACAAAGTTGGCGCTGTATATGATGTGAATGCCCGTAAGAACAAGGTAGCCTACAACGTTCTTTCAGGCGCTGCATCTGGTCCTGGCGCTTCTTCAACTCCAAGCTACGAGAATGTTCTTGACGCTGGTTTTGATCGCTTCACAACTGTTCTTCACGGTGCGTTTGACGCAGTTGATATTACAGAGCGTGAGCCATTCCGTAATACATTCTTGGGTGCAGATGGCGCACGTGCTACTACAAACTATGCATACAACTCTGTTGAGGTTGCTATCGACTCTCTAAGAGATCCAGAAAGAGTTGAATACAACTTGATTGCTATGCCGGGTATTACAAACAACAATCTTAATACCAAGCTTATTCGCAATACAGAAGCACGTGGTGATGCCCTTGCAATTATCGACGCTGCTGGCGGCTACGTTCCTGACACAGAAAACACACAAAGTGTTGAAGATCGTCTAGGCTCTGTAACAGCGGTTGTTAACACAGTTAAAAATAGTCTACGCCTAAACTCAAGCTACGGTGCTACTTACTACCCTTGGGTCCAAGTTAGAGATACCGTTAACGGTGTTAACATTTGGGCTCCACCTTCAGTAGTTGCTATCGGAGCGCTTGGCTACTCACAGGCTGTTTCCGAGCTTTGGTTCGCACCAGCAGGATTCACCCGTGGTGGTCTTTCAGCTAACAACGCTGCTGGTCTTCCAGTTGTCGGCGTAAGACAAAGACTAACCTCCAAGGAAAGAGACAAACTTTATGAAGCGAACATCAACCCAATCGCTTCTTTCCCAGCAGAGGGTATTGTTATCTTCGGACAAAAGACCCTACAGGTAACACCATCTGCTCTAGATAGAATCAACGTAAGAAGATTGGCTATCTTCTTAAAGAGAGAGATCTCCAGAATCTCTGCTACCTTGTTGTTCGATCAAAACGTTCAAACAACTTGGAACAGATTTAAAGGTCAAGTCGATACTCTCCTAAGTAGCGTAAAAGCTGGTCTAGGGTTGAGCGACTACAGAGTTGTTCTTGATGAGACTACAACAACACCAGATCTAATTGATAGAAACATTCTATACGCTAAGATCTTCGTGAAGCCAGCAAGAGCAATTGAATTCATCGCAATTGACTTTATCATCACAGATAGCGGCGCTTCTTTTGACGATTAATAAACTATAGGACTAATTAAATTAAAGGATATTTAAAGGGAGACTAAATTAATGGCAGGATCAACATTTTGGAGTGCATCAGAGCTAGAGCCAAAAAGACAATTTCAATTTTTATTCTTAATTCCTGGTGCTCCTGGTAGCCCAGAAGAGAGTGCTATTGAAACTTATCTAGTCAAGTCTCTTTCAAAGCCAGCAGTAACAATTGGAACCCAGACAACTGTTAATTATATGCAGCACACATTTAAATATCCTGGTCGTTTGACTTGGAATGACATATCAGTCACTTTGCTAGACACCATTCGTGTCGATGACACTTCCAGCAGATTAGCTGCTATGGTAAGACAAGCGGGTTATGTGATACCGGATACAGAAAGAAACTCACAGTTTTCTTTCACAAAGAAAGGTGCTACAAACGCCCTAAACCAGCCAAAAATTCAGCAAATTGAC